AAGAGTGAGAAAATGCCTCAATATCCCAAGATCCAATAGTCAGGTTGCAGATGTCTTGTTTATCATAAGGTTTAACATTTTTATAATGACAGCTGTAACTATGTTGACACCTTGACATGTCCATGTCTTGAGTAAGATTTTTTACTTTTACCCACCCGGCCATTTTGATTTCCATTTTGTGAGTAAATCTCAAATAAGGATCTATATTAGATTCGTATAGATCAAATTTTAGAGGAGAAACACTGTCAATTTTAGAAATCTTTGGAAGTCTTGATTTTTCTTTAGGGTTTAAGATGTATCTTATCCTATTAAATGTAGATAGATTCTTACAAACAAATCTCAAGAATTTAAATTTTTTACCGTTAGTAAAACCTTTGTATTTCTTACGCTCGATGAGATCAACTGAAATAAGATCTTCCCTCGATTTGAATAATTTATTACGAATAAATCTTTCTACTTCTTTTTTCTCAAAATCGGTAAAGGACTTTTGGTATTTGTCTGGGACAAGTGCAAATAAATAAGGTCTATAATCTTCAAATCTAACACAGACAGATTCTCCTAATTCATTTACACCAAATGTGTAAATGTGATATCTTTTATCAACTACATTGGGATCGGGTTCGTCGTCACCTGAGTAGTCCTGTTCTATATCTTCATCAAATGCATCCCATGATAAAATTTGATACACCACTTCTGTTTTTTCATCTGTATTCTGAGGACGTTTAAATGGTAACATAGATTAATTATATATAGATATTCTATTTAAGTTAATTATTATTCTGTAAAAAACTAATACCAAACAATAGAGCTGATCCAAAACCTGCGCTTTTTTTAATGAGACTTCCATCTGATGTAGATACGCCGAAAATAGTAAAATCTAACCATCGTTCTGATAATATATTACCCAATATAATCCAGTCAAGAGTTTCAGAATTAGAATCTGCTATATTTAAAGTAACTACATCAAGTTTCCCATTAGTTTTTTCATGGATTTTTTCATCAGGTATTCTAGATAGAAATTTATTTATAAATTCTATAGATTTAACATATTTTAATACTCTATTTCTTTGCATTGCATACTTCATCATATAAACGAGTAGCGCTATTTGACAGGATATATATACTATAGTAGGATGTATTAGATATCTATCATGATCTTCAAAACGAATGTCTTTTATTTCATCTGCTTCTGGGGGGATAATATCTCTTATAAATATTGCAAATGATAAACCACCCAATAGAGTAGTTATACTTATTATGTCATTGTAATAAGATATAGTAGTTTCTATATTTCTTCTTATTATAACGACGTCTTTTATTATTTTAGTTAAAGGAGAATCACATTCTTCACACCATTCATTGATCTCTAGATTATTTATAAAATCTTTAAAAACGGTTATATGTGAATCCATAACAAATACAAATGAGAATGCATATAGGAATATAATAAGTCTTGAGTATATCCATTCAATTATTATAAAAACAAAGAATAAGATATCGTTTTTAAATAAATGTGTCCAATAATAACCATTATAAAACGATGTTATGTCTAAAAAGTTTATTATTATACTTAAAACAGCGGATGAATAAACTAATGCCCTATTAAGTTTTTTACATTTTATTCTTTTTTCTAAATGATCGCTTCTAAAGTATATCTTTTCCCATATGTATATCACGGGTACATTTAGGTGTGTTAGAAATGAAGTTAAAAATTTTAAATCAGACCTATCTTTTGAGAAGTTGTATAATGTGTAAACTGGTTGTATACATAACAATAGAAATATTATAAAAGAGTAAACAGTATAGAATGTATATAATACTTTATCTTGTAGATTTATATTAATATTTCTTCTTATCTGATAAGTACTCAATCTAGGAGATGGGGTATCTTCTGCTATAAGCTTTAAGGTATTTACTGTTTTAGAATTTCTTAGATTATTATTCATTGGGGTTTCCTGTAAACTGTGGCGCATAACTGGGAGAAAGTTTACATCCCAGGATTTAATACCCAAAAAAAATAATAATATGTCTATCATAATATAGTAATGTTATTAGTAGTTTTTATTATTTTTTTCTATGTTATATATTCTTTTGTTGGAGCATGTGGGACTTCGCATGTTGCAAAATCGGGTAGAAGATACTATTCAAGAGATCAAAAAACCGCAGAATTACTAGACGTCCTTAGAGACATTTCTGTTGATTTAATATACGATGAAAATATAGACCAAGAAGATTCTAGACTTCTTAAGATTAAGTTACAGAATACTAGTTTTAGAGAATTAATTGATATGGACCCCAATTTAATGGCTTGGAATTACGACAAAGGTAGAGAATTAGGATTTAAAATTTACAACAGAGACGGTACTCCTATACCAGCTGGGGAAATAATAAATTCGTTATTACATGAGCTAGCTCATTCTTTGTGTTGGGATTATGGACATCATCCCAAGTGGCAAAAGAAGAATAAATATTTACAAGACAATTTCCATACAAAATACGTAAATATATTGATAAATAAAACATTTTTAACCAAGTAAATGAAATGAATGATTTATTTATAGGTGGTGGAGGTATAGATGGTATAAGTTTTGTTGGAGCCCTCGAATATATTCACCAAAATAAATTATTAGATCTTAAAACATTTTATGGTTGCTCTATAGGATCAATAATTGGAGTTTTATACATATCGGGAGTTTCACCTACTCGTATTTTATCTATTATTATCAATCTTGACATATCACAATTTATAAAATATGATTTTTCTAATATGAAGACTAATAATTCTTTATTAGATAATAAAGCACTTGTTACACTAATCGATAATCTAGATGAATATAAAGATCTAACTATTGAACAATTTTCAGATAAATACAATGTAGACATAAATATATATGCAACAAATATAAATACATACGAATACACGTGTTTCAATAAAAAAATGTTCCCAGAAATTAAGTTAAAAGACGCCATAATGGCGTCGATGAGTGTACCTTTTATATTTCCACCTGTAAAAATAGGAGAAAATTATTACATAGACGGGTGTGTTAAGAATATAATAGGATCCCCCCCTAAGGAGATTTGTGTTTTGGGATATAGTATAATATTAAAAAATGTAAGTAGAAGTTATATGGGTACTGTTATAAAAAATATGATAAAAAATGAAAGACCTAATAGTTTATATATTATAGAGTGTGATTGTGATAATGGTTCACAAGACATTTTGAATGTGAGTAATAAATTAACACCAGGATATATATTACAATTATATAAGGGTGGTATAAATTCTGCTAGAGAACAGTTGGAATAATTTAAATAGGATCTATCAGGATTATAGATTTATTATTCCGATCAGTTTCTATTTTAGCGTAAGATCTGGCTATAGTCTGTTTAATTTCATTCAATGTTTTTCTCTCTTTCAACGGTATATTATTTAGATTGTTAAATTCTTCAGAATTATCAATAGCTTTAAAGTTTTTAAAAACTTCGCATGTTTCCGCCTTTTTTAACGCTCCTTTAAATTTTCCCTCGTGTATTTCCCCATTTAGAAAACACTTTTTAGTGTGTTCGCTTATAATGATATAAGGAATTTTATTTTCTTCACACACCTTTATTACAAAAGAAGATGGTGTAGTGTATTCTATGAAATTATGAAAAATTATACAGATTTTCATATTTTTTATTATTTCATAAAAGGAATTTTCAGGCCTGTCTTTATCTATGTTTCTTCTATAGATATCGAAATCGTTATCGAATATTATTTTACTTACATATTTTAAATGCTTGCCGTAAATGTGATGTATCCTTGTATTTTCGGGTAAATAATTCTTAGAAATGTATTTTGAAATAATAGCATAATTGTCCCAGTTATCGTCCTCGATTACAAGCACGTTCATCTTTTAATTGAAATATTTTTGAAATTATTTCTTATTATGTGTTATTTATCGTAAAATTTTATCTATAAATTAAATTAAATTGATATGTTAGAAATACTGATTTCATCTTTACTACTAATAACATGCGCTGTAATAATGTATTTCATTAGTAACAGTTTTACAAATTTCTCTGAATATAAAAAGGTAATACAAAAACCAGAAGATGTAGAGATTGAACCTTTAAAAACAGATAAAGTAGTTGTTTTGAGTAGAGAACAGTGTCCTTATTGTACAAAAATAAAGGAAAAGTTAAAGGATTATAAAAATTATACTATTGTATCTTATAATCCAGATGGTAGCTTAGATTATGATTCTAATTTCTCTTTTATGACATTACCCGAGAGAGAATCTATTACAACAACTGTAAAAAAATTTATTGAAGATAGTAAACAATTTGGACTATTTTTTCCTACCGTATTATACGGTTCTGAAACAGTAATAGGACTTCCAACAGATAATGCTATTAATAACATATTTAAAAAAGATACTTAATAGTAATATGAATTCGAGTAGGGTAATATCTATAGGAGATATTCATGGGGATTTTAAAATTTTTAAAAGAATATTATACATGTCTGGTGTAATAGACATTTCAGGTAATTGGACTGGAGGATCAACAATTGTTATACAAATGGGTGATACTATAGATGGTAAAAGACCTGGTGTCAAAATGGATAAAATGTATATACAAGAATCCGGAGAACTTGAAATAATACTATACATCCTTATGTTAGATTCTCAGGCAAAATTACAAGGGGGTAGAGTAATATCAATTTTAGGAAATCACGAGTTGTATTGTTATTATTTAGATGATAAAGAAAAGAAAAATTACATTAGAGACTATGTTAAGAAATCTGATATAGATGTATTTAAATATCATAAAATTGACCGTGATAAATTTTTAATGCCCGGAGAAACTGGAGGTAAATTATTTGCTAGAACTCGTCCTTTAATTTTACAAATTGGGGAGTTTTTATTTATTCATGGATCTATAACAAACTCTCTTATTAATTACAATCTAGACCAGAATGGTAAGGTTAATATAAATAAGATTAATAGCGAAGTATCCTCCTGGTTAATGGGTAAAACAAAAGTTCCTAAATATCTAGAAGATATGGATGAAAATAATCCTATATTTTCTAGAGAATATTCTGATAAAAAGAATATATCAGATTTTAAATGTAATAAGATAGCTAAACAATTAATGAAATTTTACAATGCTAGACATGTTGTAATGGGGCATTCTAGTTATGCAACTATAAATTCTACATGTAAAAGAATGTTAATAAGAACTGATGTATCTTTATCTAGGGCATTTGGTGGTAATTTAGATAGTAAAAAACTACAAGCACTTGAAATAATACAAACAAGAGATCGCGATCCAATTATTAATGTAATATCAGAAGAAGGAAGAAAAATATTAAAATAGAATTTTTATCAATTTTTCGTAATTATGATTTATGTTTCTAGGTGAATTTTTGCGCAATACTGCTATTGGTATATCTTCTTCTTTAATAGCATCTAAAATATTAAACCTATTTTCAATGTCTCCAATAATGTAATCAACATAACTAAAAAATTCAGATAATTCATTTTTAAATGTTTCAAATTTAGTCTTCCAATATTCCTGTGAAATATCTATAAGACCAAATTCGTTATCATTTATCTCATCAGAATCAAATATGTAATTCTGAAATTTTTGAACAATCTTCCCCTTTGTTTTGTTCATCGTTAATAGATACCCAAACATTTGATAAAGATCATATTCGTTTTTCCTTATATTTGAAAATTTTGTTCTTGTTTTAATTTCAATTACAACGTCATCAATTGATGCATCGTGAAATCCTCTAATTTCCCAAGAGTCATTAAAGTTATACCTGTGCATAAAATTATTACCCTTGGTGTATCTCATACGTTTAATAACCGAACTTTCATTATTTGTTCCACAATCTTTCTTTAAAGAAGACTCTAAGAATTTATTAGCTTTAGATACATCAGAATCTTTTATGTCTTTGTTATTACTCTTCAATTTTCCTATTATTTCATGACGGATGTCTTCTATTTTAGTTACATCTGTTACATTTTTTTTATATTCAGAGTATATGTTTTTTAATTCGTTGTCATATAATTTTTCATTTTCATCTACAATAGTAATGTATTCATCTTCTATAAGAAGACGTTTCATTAATTTAGGATTAGATCTAGCGAGTAAAATTAGTATAGTTTTATCAGTCGGTTCATATTTATTTTTACCACATGCAGAACTTATGTAAGATACTTCTAGGTAATTCATTTACAGTTTAATGTGTGATTTGTTTATATTAAATTGCTAAATAAAATTATTACTAAATAAAAATAATACATTAAATTAAATTAAAGTATGGAAAAAATCAAAAGTGAAATAACTTCTGTCCTTAGAAACTCTATAATAAAACGTAATTATGTAGATATTTTTAAAACGGGTATATACATCGAAGATAAAATATACACCGAGGTTCCTATATTCTTAAATTTACTTGAAACATATTTTTATGACGAAGAAAAATTCCATGGGTACTTAAATAGTCATTATAGTACCTGGAAGAATATATTTCAAGATAATTTTATTAGAATGATATTGATGTATAATAAAGCATACGATTTTTATAGGGTTAAACAGATTGAAAAACAGGCTAAGAGAGAAAGTGAAATGATTAAAATGGCAGATGAATATAATGCAAATAAATTGATAGAAGACTTAGAGGATATGGGAATAACTACTAATATAAATTCTTTAACTAAAAATCTCAAAAGGAGTCGTATAACCAAAAAGAGGCCTAGTATGAAGGCTAATAAGAGAAAATAATAATTTAAAACAAAAGTACATTTTCTTCAGCTCCATAATTAGTTTCTGAAGCATCGGGTGTATTAAATTCTGAAAATACATTACTTTCCCCGTTTTCATTTCCAAATTTCGCTATAATACATGCAGGACAATCTCCATATCTTGATAAATCTGTATCCATTACCCTAGGGGTGCATGTACATTCTGATGTACTTACACACTTAGGTGTTCTTCTAATGTATCTAACACTTGTCCCTCCGCTTTTTGTTTTATATTTTTCAGGTTTAAATTCCGATAAGTATTTAGCTCCGTGCATTCTAAGCATTCTTTCTTCTATTTCAGGTATTGTCATATCACTTACCCTCTTCTGTTTAGTTATTCCTTTCTGTATACTAGATATCATAGGTCTTGGGATCGAAGGACTGTAAGTTTCATCTTCCATGTCATCGTCTAACCCTTCGTACATGGCGGACATGTCAAATGGGTTTTTCGTTGTTTTTTTAATTTTCTTTTTTCCACCAAATTCTGTATCAACAGTGTCTTCTCCAACTGTTGAACAGTTATCTCCAAACTCGGTCATTGAACTATCTTCCCCGTAATATTCGGCAACTGATTCCGGGATATCACTACCAAAGTTACTTCCAACGTCACTCATGGAGTCACTTTCAACGTCGCTTTCAACGTCACTTTCAACGTCACTATCGCCAAAATACTCTTCACCGAAAAGTGATATATGATTTTGTTCATTATAATTGAACTCTATTCTACAAATAGTATCATCGTCCTGATACTTTAAAGCTGTATTTAATTTATTCATTACATCTGTTACATTCTGATTTCTAACTTCGGATACAAATTTTTTAGTTATCTTTTTGCATTCCATATTCAATATCTTAGGATTCATCTTACCAATAGAAAACTGTATCTCACCGGAGCTGATGTATGGATATAAATAAGACAATTGATTGTCTTCATTAAAGTTTATAAAAAACACAGTCCACATCTTCATATAATCAGAATCGTCATTAAATTCTTTTCTCATAAAATCAGTCGATTTCTTCTGAGAATTTATAGCTTTCATCAAAGTTTCAGACATTACATAAGCAGGGGTCTCGATGTCAGGATCTATAGATACTTTGCCGCTAACCGTATATACATCTGGTGGTTCGAATCCTATGTTTTTGTATGACTGGGCTGCTCTATAGATATCATCAGAAACTGGTAAAAAATTTCTAGCATTGTCTTCATCTTCTAACAGGGATTGAAATATATCTGCGTCATCACTTTCACACGATTTACTCATAAATACATCAAGAGGTTCTGTTTTATAAGTCCAGGTAGCTACACCATCTTCTACGTCTCTGTCGATGCCTGCCTGTATATCAATACTAGAATCAAGTTCTTTAAATTGATAATATGTTACTATGTTATCTTCTACGCCAGCTATTATGTATCCTTTCCCTTCACATTTGGTATATATTTCTTCTAGTATTTTACGGTTATCTATTGTTTCATCTATGTAGTCAGATGACGGACCTGGTTCAGGATCTTTTACAACGGGTGCAGTAGAAATAACTGTAGTATCTCTAGAGGTGTCTTTATTTAAACACGATCTTATTTGATTTTCTGATAAATTGCTTATCATCCAGTTTATTATATTTTCTGTTGACTTATCATCAAAGAATTTTAATGTTTCTGCGCTCATTTTAATAATACATTACATTTTAAATTAAAAAATTATTTCTTATATAACTTAAGCTGTTCATTAATAAAATTAGGGTGTTGTATAGCTATACTAATTAAGTCATCTATCTGATGCATGCCATAATCTCCATATTTTATAAGTTCTAAAACTTTTTTATTTATAGAATCTTTTTTAGAATTAATCGAGAAATATTCTCCTATTTTTCTTTTTAATTCATCCGAAGTATCGCTAGAGTCGTATAAATTTTTAACACAATCCATTAATTTTCTTATATCTTCACGGTCTGTTTCTTTGAAGTAAATTAAATTTGTACCACCCCCGATTTCTTTAAGATGGTCTCTTCTTAAATACGGTAATAGATTATAATTCTTATACAATCCAGTTATGTATTTTCTTAGAACTGGGTCTAATTCTAGGTCTGTAAATTTTTTATCAGAATCCCATGGTTTTATATCTTCTAACATATTCAAATCTTCATTTATAACACCGGAGTCTAATATCTCTGGATCATCATCATACGGTGTAAGAATGCTATAACCATCTACTCCACCTTGAAACCCCGCTTCGGTAAATAATATAGGTAAATCTTTTCTAGGAAATGAGTACTCTCGTTGTTGTATTTGCTTAAAAGATAATTTATCAGGTACACCATCCCTTATGTACATTCTACCATTAGACGGATTTTTATAATGTATTTGATACATTCCTTTACCAACTGGTATACAATATTCTTCAAGTCTTATTATATTACCATTTCTATTTATATTACAATCTATTGAACAACTCTTGATTATTTGTTCAAGATCATTATTGATAGAATACTTCTTAATTGAAGCCTGTAACATTCTTTCTTCTATGCTATCTTCTGCGTAGTTTTTGTAATTACCTTCTAGTTTTTTAACAGCTTCCTGATCAATACCTTCACCAGGGAATACAGAATAATGTCTATAGATGTCTACATATTGTTCATTTTTTTCTAAATTTGAATGACTGCAGTACCTGGAAGCTCGAGCCAAAATTTGTTCAATTCTAGATTCATTCCACCAAGGATCTGTTATATGTACTTGCTTTACATTTTTAAAAGATACTCCTTCCATGACAGATCGAGTTCCTAGTATAACTTTTAATAAAGATCCATCCTGATTATCTTGAGAATTAAATGTATTTCTAGCTCTTTTTATTAATTCATCTCCATTCTTTTGATTTTTAGTGGAAGAATTCCATAGAAAGTACTTATTCCCAGATTCTTTACCTTTGTTTTGAAAATTTGTAAAACCTAGAGTTTCTAATATAATAGCAAGGGGTTCAACTCCATATGTCAACCAGTTTGAAAATATAAATACAGGACCGCTACTATTAACGGTCATTTCTATGATAGATGCAAATTTCACAGATACTTCCTTTACGTATTCTATGATATCACTAGTGGATGTATTTTTCTTAGCAAACATTACTCTTCTAAATTCATTGAGGGCATTCTTTTTATCTGCTAATGATTTGTTTATGCTTTTTCCTATTCTAGGTAGGGTTATATTAGAGTATTGTTGAGTTGTAATAAACATTCCCGTCACTTTATCATCATCCTCAGTGTCATAATTACCCATGAGTATATTTTCATAATTACTTGATTGGTTTTTATCTAAACTAATTTCCTTATCTCTTTTTGTATCAGACGCTAGAGCATCTATATAATCCGTTTTGTGTTTATTAGAAAATCCATGATGAACAGTTATAACTCTTTTATATGGGTATGCATTAGGGTTTCCTCCCTTGAAGTAAGATATATATCCAGAACATATGTATTTAACTAGTTCTTCATTTATAACACATGAATTTGGAGTTATCCATGTTTTTACTTCAGATTGTTTTTTACATTCTTCAGATTCTCCAGTTGTTTTGATTTCTCCTATAAAATGTTTATAAAAATCAACCGGGGATATAGGAAAAGGGATTCTAGGTCTTAAAAGATTTATTGTTAATGCCAATTCATATGGATTGTCATATATTGGTGTAGCGGACATTAAAACTAATTTTAGACTTGGGTGGAAGTAATATTTAATAGCATCGTATAGTTTTTTATAAAATGTACCACCAGCGCTAACTAATCTTTGTATCTCGTCTATAATCAATAGTCCATTTTTTTTAAATAGAGCCGAGTCTGTTGATGTAAGTTTATTACCCTTTATAAACTGTTTATTAGCCCCGGTTTTATAGAGAGATTCTATAAATTTATTATGACTTATAATCTCAAATGTCTTTTTTATAGTATCTTTTATACCATTCTGATATTGTTCTAGTTCAAATTTCTTAGCATCAACTTTTCTTTGTTGTAACAGGAATTTTTTCTTATTAATAGGAGAATCATCTATTTCAATTAATTCCTCTAACTCGTCTAATTTCAATATTTCCTTTTGTAATTTTTTCTGTAACTCAACAAGGGTTCTATTTCTAGTTTCAGAGACATAAAAATCTCTTTTTAGTTCATCATCTGAATTCTTTGTTAAACAAAAAGATGGACAAGAGAAGAATTTTCCATTTCTTATTTCACCCGCTATTTCTTCAAAGTATTGATCAATCAATGGTGCAGGTACTGCATAAATAATTCTACTTGATGTAGAGTTTTTAAGAGCTTCTCCTATAACAATTGAAGTACATGATTTTCCAGAACCAAGTCCATGATAAACCAGGACGTTGTTAAAATTACTAGATGGACCCATTATTTGTCCCATGAATTTTTGTTGAGGAGCTAAACTAATGTCTGTGTTTTTACATATAGACGCGTTGTCTAGATCAATGTATTCATCTGGGAAAGTAAATGGACTATCTTCTGGAAAAGCTTCATCGGAATAAGTTTTATCTATAAACTCTAGAAGATCTTTATTGTTAAATTCTTCAATGTTATTTAAATTTTGATAAATTTTCGATTTTCCGCAGTTTATTTTATATTTTTCAGAATCTGTTTGATTACTGTAATGATATTGTAAGCAATCCATTTATATTATAAACATAACAAATTTATTTATATTTATAATTTAATTTAATTTAATTTAATTTAATTTAATTTATTTTATGAGTAAAAATAAAATTAAGAGAACTATAACTACTCCAGCACCTATTGCGCCATACTTAATCATGTCATCTTTCCCCTTGATCTTATCCTTTTCTTTTTGTAAGTCGTCTCTAAGTTCTTCTATCTGAGCAGTTAATCTATCACTTGCATTTTCACATTCCTGTCTTACTTCTTCTCGAGCTACTTCTAGATCTTTTTCAAGGTCTTCAGGAGGGGTTTCTGTTTCATTTATGGCTTCACCTATTTTTTCTACCTGCTCTACATCTAATTCAATTTTTTGTTCAATTTTTTGTTCAATTTTTTGTTCAGTTTCTATTGTATTTCCTAACTTTTTTATAAATTGAACAGCGAATTTTACAACTTTTGTATCTTTATATCTACTCTTCTGTAGTTCTTTAAACTGTTCTACAATCCATTCTTCTTCTCCAGCCATGTGAATAGCAAGATATGCCATAACTTCATTCATTCTATTTTGTAATTGTGTAGGATTGTCTCGATGTACTATAGAATATGCATAAAATAGTTCAGACATTTTTGAAGTATTAATGTCTATAACTAGAGCGTTATCTCCTGCGACCCGTTTCAATGCCTCATTCACATTCGAATTAAATTCTTTCTCAAGTTCCGGTACACCCTCCTGTGCTTTAAATTCATCTAATACCTCTTTTGGAAATGGCGTATCTTTTATAATAGCTACCATGACTTTTTTAGCATTCCTTTTAAAAAATAACATTTCTTCTTCTTTGAATGTCATTCCACCAAACGGACCTGATCCGCTAGAACTAATTTCATTATCCGAGAGACCCGGTGCCGCTTTGCCTACGCCCTCGGCCATCGCGAGACTGTCATCATCCACGCCATATCTTTTTAACATACTACTCTTGTATTTGTTCAGGGCTGATTTCACAAATGGCTCGAGGATGGCAGATACGTACAACGGTTCTGAGCCGTAGTCCGCGGTTTTCCATATTAAATTTAATTCATATAAATGATCTGATAATAGACCAAATATAGCCTCAGCTTTGTCTATGACAATATTTAATACTGCATCTACAGCCTGCTTCTTTGCGACATTAGGGCGGTTGCTTATTTCAGACATGACACTCTCCAGGTCTTCCTCGCCTTTTTTGAGTACTGGTTCATAGTGGTGCATCATATATTCATTGGTAATGTATTTCATTAATTTACGTAACCAAACCTCTCTCACAATTTTTTTTGAAGAGAGTTTTAATTTACCATTTATTTCTCGTTTCAATTCAATATAAGCGTTTCGTACACAATGTATGGCAGCGTCATCTAAACGTCTCTCTTTCAATCTATTTTTATCAAGGCTGTATTCAGCGCGATCAATATCATAAGTATGAGTTATACTGTCGATTATCTCATTAAGGCTTGAGGATGGATACATTTTTTCTTTCAGTCTTCGCGCCACTTCTTCTTTGTGGGCTGGATTTTCCCATAATAATTGGTCGGTCTTCCGCCACCATCCATCCGAATGAGGATCAGTACAGTGTTTAGGGCATGAGGACGAGGCGCCCATACCCGAGCTCGCCGAAGCTGAAGCGACGCCCACGCCGCCCGCGGGCATGTCCTCGTCCTCGTCCTCTTCGTCCTCTTCGTCCGATTCGTACGATTCGTGCTTGTCCTCGGCCGACGGTGTCACATCCGTTCCACGGTAAGCCCCTGGTAACATCGATAAATACATGTCAGAGGTATCGTCATATCCTATTTTAAACTTATATACATCAGAAACTGCGCAGTCAAAGCTATCTTTATACCATTGTATAAAACCGTATTCTTGATTTGGTTCGTCTTTTGGTATTCCAGCCATTACTTTGAAACCAAGGATGTCCGGCTCGCCCGCGCCCTGGCCCGGAACCGCACCCGCTTCCACGTACTCGGGTTTTGGGCTATACATTTGTGCAAGTTTTATATTAAAATTTTCACCCCCTTCCTCCAGACTAGGACTCCAAGTACCGATAATTGGGTTTTGCTTAATAAATTGCTTTTTTGTCATTCCACTACTCACCCCTCCTTCCCATTGTTTTGCACTCATTGAAACAGATGATTTAAAATAATGGCTGTTAGGAAAGCCTTTAACTGAGATTCCGTTACCACCATCGCGATTGTAACCACTTAAAATCCCTGGTACTCTACCGCCCGTGACGAAGAAGTCGCGATCCACTGGACTGTACATGTTTAAAAATTCCATTTCATCGGCGAACTTGGGGCAGGGCCGAAACAGGCCGGTGACGTTGTTTGCCGAGACGACGGCATTTGGGTTGTTGTTGACAACTGTGGGGTTGGCGGTGACGCTGTTTGCCGAGACGACGGCGTTTGGGTTGTTGTTGATAACCGTGGGGGTGGCAGTGATGACGGTGTTTGTCTGCTGCATCGCGAGCCCGGGCATTAATTCTCTGGGTAATTGAGATAGATATTCATTAGTGATATCTGCATTACCTAATCTGAATGCATATGTTTCAGAGACTTGACATTGCCAGCTACCGTCAAACCATTTTATAAAACCCCAATGTTTCCCGTCAAAACCCTTCCATTTTCCTGTAATTATTGTAAACCCGAGAACACGATGACGATCTTCTCGTATATCAAACATTTGTTTAACTTTAATTTTATATGTATGTCCGCCTAAAGTGCGGGTAACTGTGTTAGTGGGGTATCTTTTCACATATTCTTCGAGCATTGGGCGTGGCGCGTTATCACGGTACTGTTCCCAACCCCCCCACAAAGCTACCGAAGTCGCCGACGACTCTTCAAGGCTACTGTGAAGATTAGGGTCGTTAACGATCATTAATGATTCGGGCTTCGTGATATCTTTGCCGTCGGGGTCGAAACCTGAGAGAAGACCGGGTATAACATGCCCGAAAGGAGGCCACTGTGGGCGCAGAGGCCCTTGCTCATACTTTTCTTTAAAACTGCCCAGATTCATCATTTCGCAAGCGTTTTTTTCAATCCTTTTTTTCTTTCTATTTTGGTTTATATAACTAGATTTTTTTAATAAAAGTCTTTTTTCATCAACAGAACTACTACTAGAGATATTATTAATATTAGGTTCATCACCGGAAAATTTTAAACTCTTTGTATTGTATTTCATTTATATTAAGTAAATGTAATTTTTTTTTAAAAAAAATAACTACATTTTCTTATTAATAATTAAATTAAATTAAATTTATCTCCTCCTAAGTCTCATATTAAAATTCATATTTTTACATTTACCCTGTAATTGTAGGTATACACCGTATATGATAAGGACAGACATACCAAGAGACCAAATGCCTTCTAAAAATGCAGATGAGTTGGTGTGTACATAGTCTTTCTCTCCGTTAGAATAGATACCCCCATCAGCGGAAGCTGGAACTTCTTTCATTAAACCTACTATCATTACATTTACAAGTATGGATGAAAAGAATATACCAAAACCATAAGAAAGTGGTATATTAAAGCAGTTAGAATACCAAGCTGCTAACGCAGTTGGAAACATTACTAGAAAGGCGAGACTGCCCAAAAGATGTATAGGCCATAGAATTTTCATTTGTTATTGTTATTGATTATTTTTTTTTTAATTTTAATTAATATTTACTTACCTCTTAATATTAAAAATATGTTTTTGAATACCCAATACCAGAAGTAAATTATAGCTAACATCATTACAAGCATAAATATAAGAATCATTAAACCAACGATTGCACTACCTTTTTTTGGTTCTCCTACACTAGAGTCGGCATTAGCCACCGCTGTCGCGTCGGCTTTAACTTCACCTGTCTCCCTGTCAACAGTTTCTGTTTTTTCTGTTTCTTCCTCATTATAATGTACACGATTTTGTCTATAACTTAACATATTTTTCATTTATCCTTAATAAATACATATGTTTTTTTTAATAATTAATAAGAATTCTTTTTCAGACATCAAGAGACTAATTTATCTTGATATCGTCATTCAGAATTCTGGATGTAATTTATTTAGATAGTCGCGGGAAATACCGTGGATCATCCAAAGTTAGAATTTCCCGGCTTTGAGGATCATCCGAAGCCAGCGATAGACATTTTCATTGTCTTCTCAGCTGGCTTCTTCCCGGGTCATCCCCATTTCATTTTAGATTTAGGTCTAGGTTTAGGTTTAAATTTAGGTTGTCTTTTTAGATCACTAAGAAGTCTTTTAGCGGACTTGTATTTACGTCCTTTTTTAGAAACATATGTAAGGTTAATACCTTTCTTTTGACATCTAATTTGTAGTCTTTTAAATGCCTCTGCTCTCATTTCTAACTGTTTTCTTGTTAACTTCATACGCTTTCCTCTTACTACTTTAGTAACGGGGACACCAACTGATTTTAACTTGGCTTTTAGAACTCTTGTAGATGTATTTCTGATTGAAACCTTAGGTTTTTTACCGAATTTTAATTGCCTGCGCGGCGGGCTGCTCCGCGGGCGGAGCGGCGGAGACCCGCGGACAGGTCTCTTTGAAATTGGAGTAGCAAAAGTGGGCAAGTAATCCTCTCTCACTTTCTGGGCATAATTAAGACCACTCTGAGCAACCTTTTTCGCCATTTCAATAGCATCTTGAGTCGGAGTAAATTCGACGCCTTCTCGTTGGAGAAACATCAATCCGCTCGCAACAAGCTGATCATTTATTTCTTCATCAGTCATATACACATACAAGCCATAGTTTATAAGATTTTGCCTTTCCTTACTCTCATTAGCTTCATAAAATGAAAACTTACTAAACAATGAACATATCTCACTACTTAGAATATCGAATGATATATACAACTTATTATAAGTTTCTGAATCTAAAAAACTTACTATTTGTAAAAAATCACCCATCGTTTTAAATACACTGTATTTGTAATGATTTTCACCACCCATTGCCCTCTTAGTAAGTTTTTCAACACTATTATTGTTTAAATCATTGCTTATGTTAATATCACTACAGTCCTTATTAAAATAACTGTTTACATTTAAAGTTACTATTATTTTATCCCCAGATTTAGTTGATTTTAATCCGCAATCTACTATATTCACGGGCTGTCCATTTACAGTACAATAAATATTATAATTAGTATCTTCAATTTTATTAATATCTCCTACAATCTCAGCCGCGATTAAGGTTTTTTGTAGTTTATCTTTAGTTGCTGCATCATATTCACTCGAGATGTCTTTTACAAATAATAATTCATTATAAGATTCGCAACGACTAGCCTTTCTTCTTGATTGTTCTAATATAGAGCTATATATGGGTATCAAAGATGATGAATTCGAAGTTGCATCAACCCTTAGTTCAACGGGTAAATTATTATCGTACGATCTATTTAGTATTTTAACCATTCTTATTATAGAATTATCACCTGTGCAATCTCCTTGACCTATATTTTTCAGTGGTACAGTACTAAGTCCGAATAAATTTAATATTCTTTTTGAAATAGATTTTGAATTTGATTCTGTTGAGAAATATTTATGAATTATGGTAAACTGCTTAATATTATCATTTCTAATTAGCTTCTCACATACATCTACTAGATTATACACATTCAGATCGTTTTTCAGCTCTACTGTAAGTTGGGTAACAAATTTTAACATATCGTCACTTTTTGCACCAAAGCCTCTACTGCCACAAAAATCATGCACGGCGTCGCATGCCATTAATATTCTAAAAAGTCCGTAAAAAATCTCCGATTCATCGTGTCCTACTGAAACGGCTATTCGATTTAATTTTCTTTGCCTTCCAAAACGCTCTTTATATGCTTTATATAAATCTATTTCCATATATACAATAAACCAAACATTTTAATTTCGGTTAATTAGTGAAAGTCCACTCGTAGTAATACCTGATTTGACCAGGTCTCTTAAGCTCATCAAACTTAAAAAACACAAAAGATTCATCGCACAACTGCCGGAGACTGTTTTCAAATGGTATCAACATAGTTCCTTCACTTATGAATTTAGGGTTTTCAACTATAAGCTTAGCATTTAGAATTCTTTTTTTGGCATCAAGTACAAATAACGCCATATATTTAGGTTCGAATAGACCACATTCAGATTCTTCTGGATAGAATCCAAAATAAAAGTATTCCTCTGATGTGTACATGTTTGAAGCCTGTTTCATTCTAAGACATTCTGTACAATAATGTTCGTCATACAACTCGGTGTCATTTCTCCCCATATGTAAAAGCCAATTTTGAGCCCATGCATTTCCATTTAGATGTGTCAAAAGTTTTAGTTCACCTCCCGAAGGAGGTGTTAAAGATTCTACGAAATCTGTAGTATGACTATCACTGCTTACAATATTTCTTTTATAGAATGGATACGGCGAGGATGGTTTATAGAATGGATAAATACAGGGATTAACAATAAAAGACAACAACGATAGACACAAAGAGAACATTCTATAATACTATTATGTATTATTTATTTAAGTAGATTCTAATATTTTAACAACTTTATTGATAGTTGGTATGCACACATCTACAACCTGCGATATTTTTGATTTAGATGGCTGTTTAAGTTTTAGTTCATTTTTTACCACGTAAAATAGAATCCCAGCCGTGATAGATTTTGGAGTAACCGAATCTAATATGTCTTTCTTTTTTGTATATATTTCATTACAGACGTGTATTGTTTTAAATGGTAGTTGTAATTGATTACAAAATTTTGCAAAAACATCCGTATCTTTATTATCTTCTTTCTTTCTCCCGAGGTATTTATAGGCAGGAACATCTTGCATTATTTCTAAGAATACTTTTTCTCCCTTTAGAAAACCTTTTTGATTACCAGTATTCTCTGTTAATTCAATTAACTTAGAACGGTCAATTGATACATTATTTTGCATAGCTGAAAAATACAAACATGCAGATATAAGCCCAACTCTAACTGAAGCCCTAGTCAATTTCCCAGATTCCATGCACACATGCCACATATTTTTTGCAGTAGGTAAAATAGAATGGGGTAATGAAAGTAAAGTCCTATAATTTTCAAACTGTTCAGATACCTTCCAAAATGTTTTTTGTTTATGTGAGAAAGTTTGTTGATAATGTAAAGTCATGGCCAATGATTTTTTATTAAATGAAGGTATAGTTCCTGATTTATCATACGGATTATCAGAAATATTAGCATCGCCTCGTTGATTTGAATTCTGAAAAGAACCATCATCCTTCTTATGACTGTTCCATTCACATGTTTCCCTTTCTGGTTCAAATACTTCAGCACACTCTAAACATACCATAGCCTGGTCAGATGGATTATATATTATTTTTGCATGAAGGCAGCAAATATTATGACTAAATTTTACAGGTTCTCTTTCACTGATGATTTTATCTAAATCTTCCCAGGCTAATAACATATCCTCGTTCATCTTACAAGACAATTATAATACATATTATACACAAGATCTTTAATATAACTATAAAAACGTAATATTTTGCGGCAAAATAACTAAATTTAATTATATTACACACACTAATAAAAACATGGGGGATACCGTTGTTATAAAAGATAACGATGTATACACTATAATTCTAGATAAAACTAAATGTATATATTCGGTTAATTTGAAAGAAGATAAACCATACAATGAAGAAAAATTTGAAGAATTCTTATTGTATTTTAAAAATACATGGGAATACATTAAGGATAATAAATTAAAATATCATCAATTAATTAATCTTGGTATAAATGGTAATAAGAATAATGAATTACCACTTGATGCTTATATTAAATTAATTAAAATTATAACCGAAGTTAATGACATTTTAAACAGCTATTGTCATTCTGTATGTATATTAACAAACGGATCTACAAAATGGAAGACGGCTTATGAATTAGCTACTAAATTATGGAAACCAGTTAAACAAAGACCTTTATTATTTACAGAGGATTCTAAACACATGGAAGCATTTTTTCTTACTCATAAATTAATGCCACAATTAGACACATTGAGTGAATGGGTAGAATGTGAAGACGGTGGCTATGTAAGAAAATAAATAAATTCACGATATTAATTAAATTAAATAACTTATAAAATGTAATGTATTTAATTTAATTATAACCTAAGTTAATTCGTTTTAATGTGTATTTACATGAAATTACCTACTATCTTTCTACCAGCTGGGTGTAATTTTAGAATATTAAAAGCAGCGTATATGGTAGCGATTATACCCATTAGAATATGAGCTCTCTTTACAAATTTAACGCTATCGGACTGGCTGCTCTTTCTGCACTCATTATCTAATACACCAACAGCCATCCATACAAAAGCGGCTACAATAAGGGGGAATACGATTGTGTATAGGTTTGATTTCAATAAACCAAAAATCGAGTCGGGTCTAACAGCTGACATTATTTTTATTATTAGTAATATATTTTTATTTTGAATTTAATTAATTATTTTTAAATCTTAATTAGGTCATTTTTCCAAAAATCTGACATTTTGTAATTTTTGTTAAGATTGTATTCTGTTTGTATTTTACTTTGAGCAGATCTCAGAGAATCAATAGTGTCTTCACTAAAAGAATGTATCTTCATATCGGTTAGGTATGTATATGAGTTATTTACTTTCATATAAGAACGTTTTTCAAGTTGTTCATTTATAAAACTAATCTTCTGTCGGAATACTTTTACATTTTCGTCTATTACATCATTCACAAAATTTATCTTTGAATTTATAAGGTTGAGGTCCTTGGACAGCTTATCTGAAATGTCTTTCTGTCTTTTCATGTAATATTCACACCTGATTGTCCAAAATCTATAGACAATTTCTTCGACGGACTCCATTTTAATTATTTCATTTTTTTCATTAAAAACATGTATATTCTTAGCAGACAACATACTAGTCAATTTTAGTTTCTTCTCAAATTCTCTATTGTCTCTCCAGTTTACTATATTTTCCAGAGGAATCTTGATTTCAAAATGTACATCAGTTTCAGTTGACTTATTAGTGTAGCTGTATATTTCGTTTTCTGTTTCTAGTTTGTCCAAATGTGATTTGTAATCTTCGGTCCAGGTTCCTATGGGAAGTTCTGTGATAGTTACAGTATTTGATTCGATTTTGTATACACCCTGTGTTATCCAACGGTTTTCTTCTATCTTAGTAATTTTACCAGTAAACCCTTTATACCATGGCATGAGTTCTTCAATGTCTGCATCAGGGTCATCTACTAGTTTAAGAAGTCTATCTTTTAGGTCATCTGGATTAAAACAAGGTACATCCGTTGAAAACCCAGTTCCAATTCCACATGCTCCATTGATAAGAATGAGCGGAAGCACGGGAACATAAAAGGATGGTTCAATTGAAAACCCGTCGTCATCTAGATAATTTAGAGTACTAAAATCGTTAGAATTGAAAAGATTCTTAAAATTCTTTGATAGGTGCGTAAAGATGTACCTGGGACTCGATGAATCTTTCCCACCCAGAAGTCTAGTACCAAATTGTCCAACCGGTTCTAGTAGATTCATGTTGTTAGAACCTACAAATGTTTGTGAAAGACCGATGATAGTATCTTGAAGACTTGCTTCACCATGATGATAACTTGATACCTCTGAAACGTAGCCGGCTAGCTGTGATACTTTAATTTCAGAATACAAATTTCTTTTAATGCATGCGTAGATTATCTTTCTCTGTGATGGTTTCAATCCATCTACAAGACTTGGGATAGATCTTACATTATCAGCTATTGAAAAAAGTACAAGTTCTTTATTTATCAGATCTTTTACTCTTACGTTACATTTTGTGTAGTCTAGTGTTTTAGGTGATGTAATATTGTCTAGAATCCATTTTTTTCTTGCATCAGCCTCTGTTTTTGTAAAAGCCATATGTAGGTATTTTTCATCTGTATTAGTTTCTACTTTGTAATCTAGAGTCATCATATTTTTAAAATATTCCTTGGCTTCGGTTGAAGTGCTCGTACCAAGTCCCTTATAGTATTTTATCTTGTATCCACTGATGTTGTTATGTTCTTTCCATTTATTGTAATCGCTTAGGTTGTAGAAAGGCATTACCATGTCTTTTTTTGATACTTTGATAACAGGCGTAACAAGTGAAGAAATGAAATCTATCTTCAAAAGTTCCGGCCAGGAATTACCAATGAAATTCACAAGAAGGCTTTTAATATGAAACCCGTCTGTATCAGCATCTGTCATTATAAGTATTTTTCCATATCTGAGCTCAGATACATTCTTGTATTTTTTACCATTTTGAAGTCCAAGTATCTGTTTAATGTTATTGATTTCTTCGTTTTTAGACAATTGTGAATAGGTTGCAGTTCTTGTATTTAGTAGCTTTCCTCGTAGAGGGAAAACACCGTATGTGTCTCTTCCAACTACAGAAAGACCTGAGATAGCCGTAGCTTTTGCTGAATCTCCCTCTGTAAATATGATAGTACATTTAGATGAATCTTTTGTACCAGCCCTGTTTGCATCATCAAGCTTTGGTATGATGATTCTTGATGTTTTCTTACCGTCTGTTTTTTGTAGAGATTTCTTTTCCTTTGCATCAGCCAAAGCAAGTACATTTTCTATGATGCCAAGCTTTGACACACTCTTGACAAATTCATCAGAAGCTGAGAATTTACTTCCAAACCCTGATACCTTTGTGATGTGCTTTTCTTTAGTCTGAGAGGAAAAAGAAGGATTCTCAATGATACAATTTATGAAAACGAAGATGTTATCCTTGATGTAATTAGGTTTAATAGTAAGACTTTTGTGTTTTTCTTGGATAATCTCTGTGATTTTTTTTACAATAGGTCCGATGACATGCTCCACATGACTACCTCCATCTGATGTATTTACTCCATTTACGAATGAGATACACTGAAATCCGTTTTCAGATGGGGCAATCGCCACTTGCCATCTAGGAGTTTCTTGAATAACTCTCGGACAGTTCTTTTTAAGACCGATATACATAGAAATGTATTCGGAAAAATCTTTTACATTTAGTTTTTTATCGTTGTAATATACATCCACACCCTTGGGTGTAATAGCACACATATCAAACGTGCGCCTAATTAGAATACATTTCGTGTCTTCATTTAGAGTGTCAACGCCAAACCTTTTAAAATCTGGCTTGAATGTGATTTTTGTGTATTCTTTTACTGATTTTCCCAGTTTTGGCTTACAGATTTTGCTTAGATTTTTTTCAAAGGTCTGTGTGTATTTTTTACCTCCGGATGCTGTCTCAACTGTAAATGTATCAGAAAAGATAGCTGCAAGTTTAGCACCGAGTCCGTTAAGACCTCCTGTTGTTCTCTTCTTAGAGTCGTCATGGTTACTAGTGGTTAGAAGATTTGCAAAAATTAGTTCAGGTATGTAAATTTTATATTCTGGGTGAATCTCTATAGGTATTCCAGAATCGTTATAGATTGAAATTGTATTATCATCGGAGATCCAAACCTTTATGCATGTCATATTTTTATTTCTCTGACGTTCATCAGAAGCATTTGTCAAGATCTCATCAAAAATCTTGAAGATGCCCGGATTCCATCGGCATGTCTTAATGCATGCATTGTTAGTTTCCTGATTTATAATCCAGCATTCAGATGATACATCTGAAATGTCTCCTACGTACATACCTGGTCTTTCTAAAACATGTTCTATCTGGCTATATTTTTTGTAGTTTTCAGCCATAATTCAATGTGATGTAAAGTAACTGATTATAAATTGTATTTTATTTTTAAACCAGTTATTTTTCTGTAAAATTTTATTGTATATTTCTAAACATCTGATGGATACAATGTCTTGAGATTATGTATCATACTGTTAATTTGTTCAGCTGTTCTAAGTCCTACAAATTGGGTTTTATTATTTTTATATTTTATAATAGTCGTTGGTATATTATAGATTCTATTTTTAGATAAAAATTCTTCAAATTCATCATTTTCCACGTCTATAGTGTATGTTATAGAATTTGGCATATCTACTAGTATCTGTTCTATTTGTTTACAAGGGAGACACCAATCTGTACCAAATTTAATAAATACGATAGTTTCTCCAAAGTCGATATCGTTTATACTATTATAAGATTCTACACTGTGAATTAATTGTGCCAGCTCCATTAGTATATTATTATATTATTTATTTTTAAGTTATATTTAAATTTAAAAAATATACACATTCTGTAATACGTTTATATGCTTGTTTCTAAATTCGACTTTTACAAATTTGATATGCAAGCCGTGGTGATAATCATATCAGTTGTATGTTTATGCTTAGGTATAAATAAATACATTCAAAAAGATAAACCCGATGAAGAAAAGAAAAACAATGAAACATTAATTTTTTTAGGAAGTATTATTCTAGGATTTTTGATTAGTTTGATTGTTTCTTATTTAACATTAGAATCGGATAATTTAGATACGTCCGATTATTATAATTAATAATATTTAGTTAAATTACTATGTCAATAAGTCTATCAAAATTTAATCCCCGTAAGATAGAAGAAAAAAGACTAACAGGTTCTGGACCAGCTACTTGCGTTTTTATAGGAAAAAGAGGAACTGGTAAAAGCACACTAGTTGCTGATATACTATATCGTCTACGAAAGATTAATGCTGGTGTTGCAATATCGGCTACAGAAGACGGAAATGCTTTTTATTCTAATTTTATACCAGAAATACTTATACATTCTGAATATAAACCAGAGATTATACAACAAATTATAACTCGTCAAAAAAAGGTAATAGACGGTAAGAAAAAAGAAACCGATAAAGATGTATTTGTTTTATTAGACGATTGTATGTACGATAAACGTATGATAAGGGATCCTAATATACGAGGAATATTTATGAATGGACGTCATTGGAGAATTACATTTTTATTAACTATGCAATATTGTATGGATTTACCTCCAGATCTTAGAGCTAATATCGATTACATTTTCATCCTTCGTGAAAATATTATACAAAATCAACAAAAGTTGTATAATAATTTCTTTGGGATATTCCCACATTTCTCTGTTTTTCAGGATGTGCTCAATAGTTGCACAGAAGGGTATGATTGTTTAGTTCTAGACAATACATCTAGAAGTAATAATATAACAGATTGTGTGTTTTGGTATAGAGCTACTCCCAATCGTAAATTTAAAATAGGCTCTAAAGACCTCTGGAGCTACTGTAAAAAGAATTATGACGCTAAAAAAGCAAAGGAAGTACCAGAATTTGATGCTAAAAAGATGAAAAAGAAGAACGCACCTAGCGTAGCGGTCAAGAAATTAAAGTAACTTATTTTTTACTAATGTACTTGTATTTGTAAATAGCTATAACTACAATTAATATAATTATAATATATAACGCCAATTTTATATATAAACTTGGCGTTTTCTCAATTGAATCATATAATTCTTTTTTAGTTGTATTAAACCAATTAATACATATAATATGAGGAGGATAAATATTAAACCAGTGGTTAAACATTCTAATGTCTATAGGATATGCACTTGTGACGTATCTTAAATTACAATTTGTGTCTTGGATAGCCGTAGAATTTCTAATTGAATTTATATATGTAGCAATAATTGGACTAATTTCTCCTTGAGTTCCCCTTACTAAGGTATTTCGCGATTTTTCCCATGATTCAGGTAATTGCCTTTCAGCCTCGGTCATTTGACTTTTTGTAAGTGTATAAGGGATATGTGGAACTACTAAATTTAAATTATTTGAATTGTAAATTTTTAAAGTATGTTTAATTGTCTTCCTCCAAGTAGTACCACTTCCAAAAAATTGTTCTTCAAACTGGAGAATTGTTCTGCCTTCATTTGTAAAAAATAAATCGCGTGTTACCTCTCTTACTACATAAAAGTCGTCATTTAAGTAAATAAAATGTTCTGATAAACCAGGTATTTTATGTAAAGATGTTTCGATTGCTAGAGAATTAAATACAAGACCTAATCCCATTTCTGAATGATCTATTAGTATTTCATTTTTTGTAATACATTCAGGAGTCTGTTGTTGTGTAACAATAAATACATTACGAACCCATTTCATATTCTTACGAATAAGTTTTAAACATAATGAAAGTTCTGAATCAGGTGGAGCAGAATCCGGACTCCATCTTTCCGATCTTTTAAAAGGTTTTTTAAGAGTATTTTCATATCTTTTTATCCACGCTTCATCTGTTGTATCTACCCAAGTAATAACAACATCAATTGGAAAAGAACCAGGATTATTCATTACATTATGTATTTATTTAAATTTATTTAATAAAGTTAAAAGTTGATAGAATTTCTATTGCACATATTAGATTAACTAACTATAATGGACATCAATTTTGCAGATTTTTCTATAATCCCAGAAGACTTAGATAATGTTCCTTTTATTTATTCATGCGCATAGATATTCTAACCCGTAAAATCTCATGTTTCTTTAAACGAATTTAAAAGAATATTTTTATAATTTAATAAAAAATGGTCGACATAAATTATATAAAAAAAACATTTGGAATATCTCCAGGAAATAATAATTTTAAAGTCTCAATACGATTCAATAATAAAACTTATAATAACACTTTCGAAACGGAAGAAGAGTGTATTAGTTATATTGTAGATGTAATTGGAGAAAAAGAATATAAAAAACGAGAATTTGAAACATTTAATCGTAATTTTAAAAAATATATTGAACATAATAATTTATTAACACCGGAACGAAATGAGATTTGGAAAATTATTTGTAAAAGATATTCAAATGGGGGTGACAAGTCCAGAAAAAGTCATATTGAAAAAATAAAAACATTAACATTATATGATATTTATTGTCAATTAGAAGAACAAAAATGGAAATGTTATTATTCAAATTTAGACTTTAATGTAGATATTCCATATTTGCGTCCGTCAATTGAAAGAGTTAATAGTATTATTGGATATAGTAAAGATAACTGTGTGATTGTATTACAATTTTGTCAATACTTAAAAAATGCATATGATTTGACAGAATTTGAAAGAGGTATTAAGTCAATTGGTACTGGGGTTTTAGATGAAAACGAAACTAATACAAATAGTTTAATTGGTGGAGGTAAAAAAAAAGGAAATAGAGATTGGAATCGTATTGATATAAATAAACCTGTTAAAATGACTAAAATAACATATTATATTTATGAAATTTTAAAAAATGAATGTGAATATCTGTCTAGAATTGAAATTGCTGATAAAATAGAAAAAAAATTTGATGTTAATTTTAGTAAAAACGGGTTAAATGATGCTTTAAATAATAATTATATATCAGCTGATAAAAGTGATAAAACTTGGAAATATAAGTTAAAAGATAAAGATGAAATTAAAATTATAAATGAAAATAAAAAAATTTGCTGTGGACAATGTAAAAAAGAATTTAGTATTTTAGATTTTAGAATCCGACCGCCGCGAGGAGGAAATAAAGAATTAGATTTAAATTCACTTTATACAGTTTGTACAACTTGTAATACAAATTCTAATAATAAATATAAAAATAAGGATATAAAAACATTTATATTACGACAAATTTCTGGACGAACTGATAAAAAAGGAAATATTACTAACGATAATTTTAATGAATTAAAAGGCAGTGATGGTAAATGTGCTATGACGGGTCTACCGTTGATTATAGAAACTAATAGTGGTAAGTTTAATCAAGCTTCGCCTGATAGAATAGATAATACAAAAAATTATGATATTGATAATGTTCAGATAATTTGTCTTGCTATTAATTTAGCTAAAAAAAATTTTAATATATCTAATGATGCTATTTTAGATATAATAGCAAATATTCGAAAACATATGAAATTAGATTAATTATCAATGTTTTTTTTTAAATTAAATTAAATTATTTAAAAATTAAATGTATACACATTTAAATACTAGTTTTATGGACAAAATCAACGAATTGAAATCAATTCCCATGCATGAACAACGTTCTGATGCGTGGTTCAAACAAAGAGAAAACAAATTGACATCAAGTGACGCAGGTACAGTTCTGGGCTTGAATCCTTATCAAAAACCAAAAGAAGTACTTTTTAAGAAATGTGGTCATGATCCAAAGCCATTTGTTGGTAATATTGCTACTCGTCACGGTCAAAAGTATGAAGACGAGGCTATTGAAAAGTATTGTAAACTAACTGGTCAAAAGAGTTACGAATTTGGTCTTATTGCCCATGAGGATGTCCATAAATCCGATGAATATTCATGGCTTGCTGGTTCGCCAGACGGTATTTCTATTAGTGTAACAGATCCTAATGCAAAGCCTATTTTATTGGAAGTTAAGTGTCCTTATAAGCGAAAGATTGTTCCGGGAAAGATTCCAGAGTATTATTATCCCCAAGTTCAGTTGAATATGTTCATTTGCGGACTAGAAGTTTCTGATTTTATCGAATATCTTCCTCCGAAAACTATGAGTATTGTAAGAACTTACATTAATCATAAGTGGCTTAAGAAGAATTTGCCTATTCTAGACAAGTTTTGGAAGGATGTAGTTCATTACCGTGAAGTGGGAATTAAATGTCACCCCGAATTTAAACTCCCCAAAAGGATTCTAGATATTACAACCGAAGACAATTCAGACGTTTCACCCGTTAATCTCACTGAGTGTTTGATTCTTGATTAAATTCATAAGAGTGAATTTAATTTCGTTTAATAGTTTAAAAGAATAAAATATACATAATCTAAATGGGAATTAGAGGATTAAATGCCCTTATAAAAAAGCATTCTCCCGATAGTATAACACAAAATGACATTAGAAAATACTATGGTAAAATTGTAGCCATAGATTGTAGTATACTACTTTACAAATTTAAATATGCATCAAATATTGAGAATTCACATTTAGTTGGTATAGCAAATAGGGCAAAATTTTATGTAATGAATGGAATTCTACCTGTTTTTATATTTGATGGAGTTCCTCCTGAAGCCAAAAACATTACACTAGAAAAGAGACAGGCTGCTAAACATAAAATATACATTCGTTTAGACGAACTCAAGGGAAAAGTCCCACGGAGTGAGGAAGAAGAACTTGAAATAAACAATGAAATTGAAAAACTACAATCACAGATTATAATTGTAAAAAAGTATCATGTCGAACAATGTAAAGAATTTCTAGAAAAATCCGGTATTCCTTATTGTACAGCTCCAAACGATGCTGAAAAGTATTGTGCTTTTCTTCAAAAAAACAAATTAGTAGATTACACCGTTACTGACGATTCTGACGCTCTTACATTTGGCTGTTCCAATGTTTTAAAAACAAGTATTAGTAAGCAAATAACGGAGATTGATTTAGAAAAACTACTAACAGACATCGACATGTCGATGGATAATTTTGTAGATTATTGTATTCTATCTGGTTGTGATTATACAGAGTCTATTCCTCTGATAGGTCCAATAACTGCATACAATCTAGTTAAAAAACACGGGTGTATAGAAAATATTGTATCAGGTGGGGTAAAATTAACCGATAATTTTAATTACATAATTTGTAGAGATATATTTACTACATTTAATTATGAATTACCAGAACCATTCTCTATGAAAAAAACAGATAAAGACATTATAATACAATTTATGAATACACACAATTTCAGAGATAATGTAATTTCCAAATTTATAAAAATTTTAATTTAATTTATTTTATTTTGAATTAATTTTAATTTAATTTCTTTTCTATATATTAAAATAAATGTCTGACGATCTCCTCGATCTATATTTTGGCGCCAAGCGCCGCCGCCGCTCGCGTCGCTCGCCTAAGCGCAAGACCCGTCGTTCCCCCCTCCGCCGTCGTCGTACCCGTAGAATTTCTAAGGCTAAGACTTCGATTATAGTTGCTGGCCGCAAGCGTAAGCTTTACAAGGGTAAGACCGGTGCTCTCTACTACCGCTCCAAGGGCCGCAAGGTCTACATTAAGAAGCGCCGTACCCGCAAGAGCACCAAGCGTACCCGCCGTAGACGTACCAAGAGACTAAAGATGACTAAGGCTGCCATCAAGGCTCGTCGTGCCTACCGTCGCCGCAATCGCAAGTCTACCCGCCGTGGTCGCAAGAAGAGACTAAAGATGACTAAGGCTGCCATCAAGGCTCGTGCCGCCTACCGTCGTCGTCAGCGCCGTTCGCGTTTCGGTCTCTGGTAAATGTGTAATTTAGTGTGTATTGTGTAATGTAATTAAATCATATTAATTCTTATTGTGAATTTAAATGATTTAGTTAAAATAAAATAGAATGTTTTATTTTTTTAGATTAATGATGTCTTCAAATGTTATATTTTCTTTTTTAATATGAAGTATTTTTTCTATTGTCCTGATTGTTGTAGGTATTGTTTTATCATCATCTACCTTTAATATATCCATTTTATTATTGTCTACATTAACCTCAATTATACACCCACTCTTGTAATTTTCAAGGCTTCTAATTGACTTGATGTATTCCATACCTTCCGGTGTATTATTTCTAATTTTAGCAAAATGCTTCAATTTTTTAAAATTGGTTGTATATACATTTATATCTTCATCATCATCTTCAAATAACAAATTAAATGTGATTTCATTTGCGGGTTTCCATTTAAAACACGAGTAATTTATACCTGTTGTAATGGGTAAATTATTTGGTATCATAAAAAGTTCTTCATTTTCAAAATTCTCATTTGAAATGTCTGAAATACAGCGAAAATATTCTAATGTATTTAATTTAGGTTCTGATTCTATTGTATTATTTACAAAATACTCAGCTTCAGACATTCTATCTATATAAGAATAGTTATTTACTTTATTACCCCCTGTCATAAATACATCACAGATTGTAATGTTTTCTTTGGTGAATGAAATATCAAATATACTACCATAGAAATATTCGTGATAGCAGTTTATATGTACATTATACATGGTAAAGTCTTTAAGGATTACAACAGATACATTTTCTGCGCTAGAATTTATAAATGTAAATAGTATTCCTCTTCTCGTGTCGGTAGTATTTTTCTTCGTATATATGTAATTATAGTCTTTGAGTTTTGTAAAATGAATCTTTTCTAAATTTACAGATGTTTGAGCTGGGAAATAATAATCGGTTCTACCAGTCCAGTTATTATTCAGTAAAAATATAACCTGTTTTTTATAATCTTCATCTATAATTTCGGATAACATCTATATTAATTACATATTATATAATAACACACAGTCTTTAAATAAATTTAAAGGTAAATTACATTAAATCTAAATGACTTTTTCTACCAGAGAAGAAACACTTATAAATTTCCTGTTATCTTTCTATAAAAATAAAATGTCTCGTCTTCGTGACATAGTCTATCAAAACACTCCTTTAAGTCTAAGATTATTGGACTGGTTGGTAACAAATTATTCAAAGAAATATAATATTATATACCCTTTATATAAATCAAACGGTGATACTATTTATTTTAATATATACCTAGACTATAAAAACCAACTAAAAGCTTATTCTAAAAAATACTTTGATCCGTTTTGTAGACAAAGAAGAATAATTATAGATATGAATACATTAAAATGGAAAGAATATACATCTGGATATGAAACATTGGATAAAGAAATAATAACAACCGTTGGGCAATTAAATTTTTTTAGGTGGGTATTAGAAAATAAAATTTATGATTATGCTATAAGTAATATTTCATTAATAGATTCTGATATGAATACAACTCTTTTAAATAAAAGAAAAGACAAGCGCACTGTTTTATCTCCTAGTGCTGTAAAGGGTATATATACAAATAATTTAAATGTAACAATTAAATTTAAAGGATAGAAAATTTATTTAAAGTCTTATAATATAATTAAATATATCGTAATGGATAATCCACTAACAACATGGTTTTATTCTACTGGTAAAATTGTAACAGATTCTAATAAACAAAATGTAACACATTTTTTACTCGATGGGGGTAAACTAGATATATCTAAAGATTATGAATTATTTCAAGAAATGTATTCAAAATACATTAATTGTAAAAATTGTATAGTAGAAAGAAAAACAAATGTATTTAAATTTTTTATTGATTTTGATTTTAATTCAACCGAGGTCATAGATATATCCAATTACATTAAGGTCATACAAGATGTTATTCAACATATTTATCAAAAGACTTACATATGTATAATTACCACTGCTGATAAATTTAAAGAAAATATCAAATCGGATGTAAAATACATCAAACAGGGATATCATCTACATTGGCCAGACATCTTTGTTGATAAAGATATTGCTAAGTCTATTCGTAAAAATATCCTAGTTCGTCTTACTACAGAATTTGGTAAAATCGAAAGTTGTTATGATAACTGGGATAAAATTATAGATAAATGTGTTTATGATGCTAATGGTCTTAGGTTAATTGGGTCAGACAAATGTTCTATATCAGACGGTGTTAAACATTACGAAAATAGAGTATACATCATTAAATCGGTATACAACGGTAAAACCGTAGATTCTGAACTAACTAAACAATACATTAGTAATAATTTATTGGCTATTAAACAGACAAGTGTAAGAACTGATATTAATGAAATTACAAAAACTATCAATCTTCAGATTTATGAAGAAACAGAAGACACTGGTGATACTTCAACAAAAAAGGGATTCGTAAGACTCGATAAAAATTCATATGAATATATGGCTATTATTAAATTTTTCAAGAATTATATGTCATTGTATAAATCTGAAGATATTCGTATCATACAAAAATCTAAAGAAAACCCTGTTTATATCATAGCAACAAAATCCAAGTATTGTCAAAATAAAGGAGATTTTCATTCTCATAATAACATTTACTTCAAGTTAACTCCATCGGGTTTTTGTCAAAAGTGTCTATCTGAGAGTGAGGGGGAGTTTGGTTGTTGTAGAGATTATCAAAGTGCTCCTATACCTATTACACCAGGACTTGAGAGTGCACTAAATTGGAAAAAACCAAAAACAAAATCAGAAGAAGTACCCGTTTTTGAAAAATTCACACTTGAAAATATACTATTTAATATGGAAAACAGAATTACTAATAAATCTCAATCAATCGGACCACCTAAGTCTAAAAAGAAATGATTACATTACATTACATTACATCAAATAATTAGACTAGACTAGACTTTGAAATTATAACTGCAATGGAAATTGCAATAGCTATCGCAATTTGTCCTTTTATGTTAACTTTTGTAACAGATTCCATTAAATAAGGAAACATATCATAAATTAATTTATAAATTGGCTGAGAATTTAATAAGAGATACATACCAATAATTACCATAAATATCTTATGATTTTTCTTATCTTTCACATCATTTAAAATCACCTCCCAAACCGTAGTCTTTACAGTTTCTCTTTGAGGTGTTTTTAGATTATTTGTTATCTTCCTCTTGGGGATATTTGTTTTACCCTGTGATTGAGGTCTGGGAATTTGCTGATCTATTGTCACTTGATTTTCAATTTCCTCTTCTATAGGTTCTACATTAATTTCATTATTTTCCCTGGTTGTATTTGATTCTATTAAATCTTTAACATTACATTCAAATTGAGACATTAGGTATTATTATACATTATTATTTAAAAATTACATTTTAAACGTTTTTATTTAAAAAAAAATATATACATTTATATAAAAGACATGGGTATTAGTAATGTAGCCATAAAGACGTTTAATTCAACTGGTTCTCAATCTGTGTGTAGAGCCAATAAATATAAAGAAGACACTTTAATAGAATCTGATTTTTTAACAAAATGTAATACAAAGTATATAAACGGGACTGGACAAACTGTCGTCGTAGGTAGTATGAAGGCTTTCCCAACTGGAACCCCATCTCAGGCTACAAATCAAGATACATTTGATTTACCTGATGATATAGATGCTATCAGTAACATTATACTAACGGGTAGAATGACATTTGATATACCCGCAGGTTCCGATGCTGGAAATAACTCCCCATCTTTTGCAAATAGCACAGCTGTTTATTTTTCAAACACATTTTTATTAACTCTCATACATAAACTAGAAATAAAATTAGGTGGACTGATTGTAGATACTCTTACATCTGATGCTATATTTGCAAGAAATGTAACTGAAACAAATAATCCATGTGTAATGTCTGGAAGCACCGATAACAGTGGGGAATACCCTAATATTTTCACAAATGTTAATAATCCTAACTCAGGAAACGTAGGTACTGCATCTATTAGGGATAATGTTATAGAATGGTCGATCTCCATACCGTTCACCGGAAGATCATCTAGAATGAATTCTTCGTTCCTACAAGCCGGTTCTACAACCAATACATTGTCCATGAAAGTTTATTATAACAAATTTGACCCTGTTATGTTTACAGATGCTTTAAATGTTGCTAATACCGGACACGAACACGAGGGTCTTCATGGCGCCGGAGGTATATGGCCGGTGTTTGGTATTCAAAAACTGACATCGAACACTAGTATGATTCCAACCAATTGGAAATTTGAAACCAGTGCAACAATTACAACTCATATGATTACAGAAACTGAAAAGAATTTTATAAGAAATAACGTTGTTAACAGGGTATTGAAAACATCAGAGACACTCGAGTATGAAAATCCTGAAAAACTTATAAATGCTGTTACAACCGCTCCAAATGCATCAGGTGATAATTATTCTACGCTTGCTAAGCCAGATGGGGAGTATAAAGAGATATCTTTTGATATTAGTAAGTTTGAATGCAATTGCAGCCATCTTTTACTATCTCTAAGAGTACCAGCTGTTGATAATACACATAGCTTTGCCGTCGGAGATTTAACAAAGCCTTGGCCATTCACAAAGGGTAATAAGTATGATGCATCTAAGACTATAGCCAATGCAACAAGTGCTTCTGCTGGTACCGCCGGACACGGTCCATGGATGTCAAATCTAACTAAAAAACCATTGTTCGATGGTTGGTACAGTGGTAAAGATGGTGTAGAGACAGCCGGTCCCCTTGTACCCGAAAACAATGATGGAGATTTTATGACTAATAGTTTAGGACTATTGAAACATACTAATTACGAAACTGAACCATCTCTATCTACATATCAAATTGGAGCTGGATTAAGTAATTCTAATATCAAGACTGGAATTGAAAATAACGGTGTTCTTGAACTACCTAGTGCAGGTTCAACAACAAAAGAATTTTTACCAGACATTCCTTTAGTTGGTTATACTAAAGATTGGCTACACTCTGTAGAATTAGTAATTGGTGGAGAAAGAACTGGTTTCATACCATCTACAGCTATAAAAACAGCTAATTTAGAAGAGTTCGGATTAAAAGACATAAAAGATTCTGGAATATATGTAATAAAATTAGCAGATGAGGCATTCAGTACATCGGGTGTTCCATTGGCTAAATGCAACAACGCCAAACTAAACATTAGAATAAAAACAAGTCTTTTTGCGAGCAATGTTGATGCTGCTTCAACTATTAGTGGAAACACTCGTAGACCAGTTAAAACCGGGTTTAATTCTACATCAGCATGGACAAGTTTAGGTTCTCCCAAACTTGTTGCCACAGCTGTAGGTACTACTGTACAAACTACTGTAGGTGGTTCTATATCATTTGCAGCCTAAATTTAAATGTAATTTATCAAATAATATAAAGCTTAACATTTATTTAAATATAATCTTTATATTATATAAAATGACCGATGCTATAGGAGCAGAAGCGTCTATAAGTGTATATAATGATACTGGTACACAATCTTTAGCATCTACTGATACATATTCTGGAGAAGATAAAAAAATGTCTCTATTCTGGGATAAAAATGACAAAGATAAACAAATAGTACATGGTCATAGTTTATCTGAATTGACTATATCAGGTACTTCTAAATCGGCGTCATGGGGAGGAGTTCAAACTTTTACTATAGATAATGAAACAGATTGTATAGGAGATTTATATTTATCTATTAAATTAGATTTTGACACCCCAGATACTCCTCTTGACGCGGATTTAAGTCCACAGACTATCACGACTTTACTACAAAAACCATCGTCTAGAGATGCACTAAAAGACCCTTCAAAACTTGAAAAGAAGGGGTGGTATAAAAGAGGTGTAGCAAAAGGAGATACTCACCCAAATCCCACACCTATTGGTTTTCCAAATGGGTGGTTACATTTAAAAACAGACGCGAATGATTTGGGTTCTGGATTTCGAAGTGGAGATGGAGGATTAGATGCAGTTGATAGTTATGGTCTCCCAGCAGATGCTGTAAATTTACCCGGTGTATGGGGAGTACATCAAGACTCTTCTCCAAGAGCACAGGCTTGGGAAGACATTCAGGATGTTCTTGTTAAAGATAAAGACTTATTTACAGTACAAGAATTTGATTGTAAAGACACCTATTTAGATCCAAATAATAATGAAGAGTTAATTTATCAAAGGGGTAAAGACATTGGAATTGGAGAATTTATTGTACAAGATCAGGGTAGAACAGCATCTAATTCTTATGATACTACTTCTAAATATATCAAATCCGTTGACAGATTTAGATCATCTAGTCTTATATCAGCCTATTATCACACTGGATTAAGAAATAAATTTAACAATGAATTTACTCACCCTGATTTTTCAGATATCAATAGTTTTACATTCGCAAAACTTTTTAATGATGAAAAGTTATTAGGAACATCTGCCAACATAGGTATGGTATTTTATGATGATGGGAGAACAGGTGATATCAGGGGATATTCTATAACTTTCCCAAATACAGTAACATATAATCAGCTACATGCTAATTTAAATTCGTATAATACTGAATTATACAATACATTTAATACTCTATCAATTGAAGATAGTCTTGAAGGATTCTCAGGAACTATTACATCAGATGTAGTTTCTACTCCAAATAGAAATTGGGATTTTCATCTTTATTTTTCCGGCTGGATTGACAGTTGGAGGAGCTCCATAAACCAGGGTTCTTTTCAGACCTTGATACCTAACGCTGACCCTAATTTTCCTGAACCCTGGGGGGACGCAAGATGGCAATATACAACCGGTGGCCAACTCGATCCTTCGTTGATTTGGAATCCTCAATCTACTTTAAGTTTTGACGATCCTAGAGAAAATGGAAGTATAGCTCATTTACTAGTAACCGCCGATCCACATAGATTCAACGCTTATGGTGGGAACTCTCCATGGGGAACCTACCGAGAATTACTAGATTCATATGCTTACCAAATGCACCGTTACATGTCCAATTTTACAATGACCACACCATTTAAAAAATGGCCAGGGAATGTAACTATATACAAAGGTTGGGTTCTTGGTTATGACGGGATTATTGGAGGAAGAGCAAAAATCAAAGAACGCGATCTTATAAATGGTTTCAAACCTAGCACTCGCGACGTCTCTAGTGGCTTTGAAACTCTTCCAAACCTATACGAAAGAAGCGCAGATCCTATGGAATCTAATTTTCAATCAAAACCAGGGGGATCGCTCATAACCGCTGATGAAGAGGTTATTTCTGGTGTGGTTTATATTAGGTTAGATTTTTGGAAACCATATAAGATAGATGATAGAGATATAACACCGGACGAAATGGAATTATATATATCTTCGACGCGCTCCATACTTACAAAAATGCAAAATGACGTTACAAATACTATAAACGGGGGACCTGAAAAACATATGATTTTCTTTAAAGTAAATTGTAACTCTGGAAACTCCGACGCCATTGGAAAAAGTCTTATGACACGTGTTTACCCCACCGCATTGGCTAATAATCCCGCTGGAAATTTTATAGGAGGAGGAATAAATAACGATTATTCTGCCGGTGAAAATGAGAGTTTTTTTAACATCTCCGACAACCCGTTACATTACGGCTTCGGGGGCTCCTCCATCTTCGCTTGGAGGTACGATGAGGGTGTTTACGATTATCCTTATTCTTTTGCTAACCCGATATATAGAACAGATCCTAATCACATGCTCAAGGGAACAATTAGCTTCGAAATACCAAATAGTATTTATAAATTAAATGAAGTTATTAGTAAAGGGGTTGAATATGCAAGCTCATTTGAAAAATTCATGAAACTGTATGCTGTTTATTTGGGAGTATCTAATGGGGATGATATTAGACCTATTTTATTTGGGGGTGCAAACTATTCCGGAGGACAAACTGACGATACACCGGGCGCGTTTATTACAATACGTCTTATTCTTGATTTGGGGACATTAGGGCAACTGATGACGGCTGAGATCGTTTTTGCTACTACCTTTCAAATATTATCTAAAATAGCATTCGAGATGGACGATCCACCACCCCCGTTAAACACTATAAAAAATAGAAGGGGACATGATAATATTATATCACCAAGTTTAATTCCGTATTTAGAACATCCTATATTAAACCCTTATACATATTCTTATTTACCAAAGTATTTATCTTATAACGATTCAGAGGAGATAAAAAAACTAGGAACAGAATACATAGATGTAGATGAAAACGGTACATTTAGAGTGTACAGATCTCAGGGAGTTTTAGCAAGCGACTTATTTATTTCTTATTTAAATAAACAGGACATTAATAACTTAGTTGATTATTATAACCGTAATATCTCTTACAGGCCTTTATTTCAAAGTGATAGAAATATATCCGAAATGATTACTCCTCAAGATGGAGATATAATTTCTTACTTACAAAAAGTAGAAGCCGTTGAAGACCCTCCTAGAAGACCCGACAATCTAATTTATTATCAATCAGACTTTAATGGTTATTGTACGGCTATGAGTTCTGATGGAAATACATATGCTGTATCTCAGGGCAGAATGTACGGTGATGAATCAGAAGCTTATGCAAACGTAAATGGCGTAGATAGATATAGAGTCAGAAGACCAGGTCTTGTTAGAGTTTTTAAGAAAGAAAATGGAACATGGACATTAAATAAAACCTTTAGAACCCCTAATTCTAAATTGACTAATAGACCAAAAGGACATGTATGGAATGTATCTAATGGATATAATCAACACTTGGATTTAAGCGGAGACGGTAATCGTATAGTTATAGGAGAAGCAGGTGGAGATAATAATTCTTTTACAACTTATGACTATAATATCATAACTAAAAAATGGACTAAAGTATCTGAAGTACAATACGGACATTCTCAAACTATTATTCCTCAGAACACAGGAATTCGTCAAAGTGTAGAAGATGGTGATTTACCTGAATATTATACAATTGGTTCAGAATTTGGATCTTGTTTATCTTTATCTGAAGATGGAAATAGAATAGCTTTAAGATATGCAGGACCTATCGATTCTTCTACAAACACAGCAGTTTCTACGGCAGATCATGGTGTAAAAATTTATAATTGGGATGGTACAAATTGGCAAGAAGATACCAGCACCGTACCGGATATTTTTTCAGTTAATCATGCTCGGTTTATAGACGTACCAGTGGATAGCTATTTTTATTACAGGTGGCGGCGAGAGGTGCAGGAAAATGCTACATATTACAAGGCAAAATGCGCACACGAATGGGTAGGACGGGATGGGTGGGGTGGTCAGGGGTACCATTGGGCAGACTATAGTTTTTCTCATGGGGGAAGCCTCGCTTTTAGCGGAGATGGAAATACATATATAATAGGGGATCATGCTATGGAGCCACCGGCGGGAATTGTGACGTATGGCAACAAGACGACAAGAGCTGGTACCCCACAATCAGGATTTAGAGTCTATAATTTAATTAATGGTGTTTGGACAATGATTGAAAACCAACTTATATATTTTTCAGGATTAGGCTATGCAGTTGCTATTAATTATGACGGTACAAGTTGGGCTGTATCTAACATAGAAGCGGGCGGGCAATCTGTTATTACTATTTACAACAGGGATCCAAACTTTCCGACAACATGGTCTCACGGAGTAATAAAAAAAATTTATGGAAAAATAGATTCTTATCTAGGAGCTTCTTTAGCTTTTAATAGAGATGGTACTAAACTAGTATTAGGTTCTCCTTATTCAAATGGGAAAAAACCTATATTTAAAACAAGAACTAGAGATTTTAATTTTGAAAATATATATATAGACGAGACCGCAAATTACTACGATTTGAATCGCTATGTCTTTACTGAAGATGGTCGTTTAGAATATATGCGCCGTCGGACGGAGAACACCGGCGGAGGTGAGGCACACCTTGTATTAGATATAAGCTATGGCTTAGATGTAAATGGTAAATACATTAACCAAAGAGGAGGACCTTTTTTTGATACACCTTTAGGAGCTACAGTGGGGTGGGGTCAATATGGAAGTGAATCTTCTTTAGGTATGCGTTCAGACAGACGTAGAGTTGCTAACGGGGAAATACTATTATATGAATACAAAGATGGAGCTTGGAAACATACTTTAGATATGGACGCTAGCAGTGGTGAAAGATCCAATTCTAAACAAAAGTCCTGGCCAGGAACCTTTGGAAGATACGGAGTTTATGAAGGAAATGCAGATGGACTAGGAATTTCTGTATCTATGAGTGGTGATGGAAATACTATATTAGCTGGAGCTCCGCTAACATCTACAATAGGTAAAATTCAAGAAAAACTCGATTGGTATCCTGGGGGAGGTATGAGTGCGGCATATTCTATACATGAAGCTGGTCAGGGTTCTCTAATTGAAGATGGTGATCCTGTGTCATCGGTATTATTAGCCGATACATCTCTTCGTTCACACATTCGCGAGACCGAAGAGGAAGTGGGTAGATCTTATTTATTTGAAATTGGGAAATATACACATAACCCACCTTTACCTCATATTGAAAATAAATCTAATAAGAAAATGAAATATACGGATGGTTACGCTCTCGTAAACGATGCACAAATTAGATTAAATCATGACATAACAGATTTTATTAATTTACCCAAAATCGGAGAACCCATAAGATGGGATAAACAATTTAATTCTGTACCAGATGGAGCTTATTATCCTCCGTTAAAAGGAGATTATCAAAATCCTCAATGGGCGGATTCAGACTTAAAATCTAAAGTTGATTTTCCTATATTTAATATACTTAAAAAAATAGAAATAATCGTAAATGACAAAGTATGGCAAACTATAGAAAATAAGGATCTTTTATCTATATATTCAACAGAAATGACAGAAAGTTTATATAATGTATTTGGTTCTAATTCTAGAGGTAGATCATTAAGCGATGGTACACGAAAAGAAAACTCTAACGAAAAATGGATTCCTGGTAAGAGTTATGATTTAACTATTCCTATACCCGGATTTACAAGTTCAGTAGATCCAAGATTTAACAATTTTACAAATATCTCCGAAAATGGGTTTTTAGCAGGTATAGCACCTGATTCTAAATTTACGGTCAAGGTTTATTACAACGAATTAGAAAAAATATGGGATACAAATAATGTATCTGCTATGCAGGGTTACACGGCTCCTATATATAGAGTTCCCCATGTAACTACTAAAATAGAAGACGGACAAGATTCTAACGGTAATCCAAGTTCTTTAGTAAAAGATGGAGCTAGATATGAAACAACAGGAAAGTCTTCTGGAACAGGATTATACGTAACAAATGTCCCAGAACCTTGGAATCCTAAGATTTCTTTTAACTCTAAAATGTATGGTCAAAAAATAGTAATGAATAGAGAAGAATTGGATAATTTAAAAAATACACCAGGAAGTATAAACAAGGTAATTAATACATCTCAAAGTATAAATACAAACTTATTAAATATAACAGGTTTAAAACCTATGAGTGTTAATTTAGATTCATTGTCTTTATATGCATCCCATATAATAATAAATTTAGAATATTTCGATGTTTTAAAAATACCATATTTAAAAACCGCACAGCTATTTTTAAATTCTAAACCACATTCTATTCTTGAAGCTTCTTTTATGAAAACATTTTCATCTAAAACACTAGGTTTATATAATAACGAATACAACAATGATAAAGATAATTTAAATTCAACGGTTAATAATTATGTATACCCTCTAGCCAGTAAAGCTTTTGGAGGTTCTTCTATACCATTTAGTAAGTTCGATAGTATAACTATGGAATTTATTTTTGACACTCCTCTATACGAAGACAGTGGAGAAATACTATCAAGTGTCAATATCAATGTACTCGCTAGAGGAAAAGCTGGTTTATTATATAAAAATGGTTCTGCCAAAATGGAATACTAATTTATTTACGATTTAAGTTGTAATATATTATATTATATTAATAGTAATATACTATATGGCAACCGGACCATATGCAGCAATATCTTCATATGATAAATCTGGTACACAAGCTTTAGCAGTTACTGATAAGATAAATGACACTGGAGATTTAATGTCTGTATTTTGGAATAAAAACGATACTACTAAACAACTTATATACGGAAATAGTATTAAAGAAATACCAAGTTCTATTTCTACAAAAGAAGTATCTTGGGGAGGAACTCAAGTTTTTGAAGTATCTAAAGATGTAGATGCATTGGGTAATATATATTTATCTTTAGTTGTTGATTTAGATGTACCAGAAACTCCACTTAATGATGGACATCCTCAAACATTAACAACTTTAATTAGAAGACCTTCTAGTAAAGAATCTATAACTTTATGGGATTTAACAGAACCCATTATGTATAGAATTAGAGGAACTTCTAAAGACTCTAATAAACCACAGGGTATTCAAATTGGATATCCTAATGGTTGGAGAGAAGACACGTCTGCCCCTAATTACCCAAGTCCTTTAAATAACCTTCATCCATTTATGCAAGAAGATGATATTCCTAGTTATCCAGAATGGGACTGGAAGCCAAGAGATTTTTTACAACTTGAAAATTTACCTCTATATGGAATAGCACGACCCACACTTGTTGAATTTTTAGATGGGACTACTTATCTAGGGGGTAATACAAAAGAATATCTTTTTAATCCCGATATGAGAGTTAGTAAACATGCAAGACTTGAATTATTTTCAGATAGAGAGGAATACTCTCTAGGAGACCCTCGTCCAATGAGTATTCTCATGAATGGATATTATTCTAAAACATTAAAAGAGAGCCCAAATTATATAGGTCACGATAATTTAATAAGTGATTCATTGGTTCCTTCAATATATCAAACTACTTACAGACCTCATGATCTTAGTTACATACCAAAATACCTATCCTTTAATGATTCTAAAAGATTATTAAGAACAGGTAACGAACACATTGGTTTAAATACAGATGGTAAATTGGCTATATATTCTTCTCCGGGGATATTGGCGGATGATTTTTTCATATCTTATTTGTCATGTGAAGATGTTAAAAGTTTAGTAGACTATTATAATTATTCAGACATAAGACCTATAAACAAACTTATAACACCACCTGATAATAGATCTCATACATCAAATGAATTTTTAGGTCTTCCAGGAATGGAAACAACAAGTCTTTTTGGTTCTCAGGATGGGAAATCTCCATCTGGATGGCCCAACAAGGCTTCTAATCATACCTTCGATAAGGGAGAATATTTATTTTCAAAAACAGATGAATTCATTTCTAATAATACTGATAACCCACCTGATGGAAGTTATTCATTTTCTTTAGACAGGATAGATCCAATAGAAGATGTCCCCGATGTTTTACCTTCTCATCAAAACTTTGATCATTACGGTTATGCAACTACTATTAGCAAAGATGGAAGTACATTGGTTGTTAGTCAGGGTAGGATGTATGGATGTGAACAAAGTTCCAATAACCAGACATTAACAGATAATCTTCATCAACAAAGCGCTAATATAAATCCTCAATCTAACCCCGCAGATCAGTACTGGCCTTATGGTCAAGAAGATGCATCTCATACATCATCATGGAACTCCGCTTTAAATTCGGGAGCTATATTATTTCCTTCAAATCCTAAAAGAGCTGGTAAAGTTAGATTATATAAAAAAAATGGAGACAACTGGGTATTAAATAAAGTTTTCAGCGCATCTGATAGTAATTTAGCTTCTTATCCGTACGGAGCGAAAAGTATAAAAAGACCCGGGACACAAGAATATATATACATTGACCCTATAAATCCTAAATACATCTCATCGAGTGATCCTTATCCAGTATTAAAACAAAAAACTCCATGGGCTCCAGGGTGTAAACACCACATATCTCTAAACGGAGATGGAACAAGACTAGTTATAGGAGAAGCTGGAGGTCCTAACAACGCCGTAAGTACATATGATTACAAATCTGGTATTTGGATTCTTGTTGATTATAAAACTGATGGAAATGCCGCCATGGGTGGGGTTGCAGATGTTAATAATAACATCGAACAGTATTATACCCAGGGTGTTTATACCGGTAATAATGACTATACATTTAATAATAATTACGGTATCTATCCACTACCAGAAAGTGTATGGGGAAGTGGTTTTGGAAATAATGTTCAGTTGTCAGAAGATGGTAATAAACTAGCAGTAACATCTTATATGTCTCCCGCGCAAGTTTTTAAATGGGAAAATTCTTCCTGGGTTCAAATGGGAACTGGAATAACTGGTATAGCAGATTCTATATCCATGACAAATAATGGAACAGTCTTAGTAACTGCTAATTTTACCAATAATTCTGTTTATGTATGGGAATATGATATCAATAATAATACATGGAATAATTCAGACATTTTAAATTTAAGGAATTACATACCTAATACCGAAAGTAATAATCCTAGAGGTACAGCTGGTGCAAATAATGCCCTTTCGGGTTCATGGGTGGGGGCTTCTACTGTTGTTTCGATTGTATCTCAAGGCCCCGGTACTGGAGGTAATACAATATGCAGTTTACCTGTTCGTATATCAGGGGATGGTTCAAGGATTGTAATAGGAGCACCTCGTGCCCTTGGAGAACATTCAAATCTTGAACCTGGATTATTGAAAATATATTCAAAGTTGTCTTTAATAGGTAGCTTATCTTATACACCACCGGCTGCAGGACACCCTAATTGGGTACAGGTTCAAGATTCTAATGGAAACCCTCAGCAAATAAATATGGAACCCGGGGAATTTTCAATTTCGGATAATGGAAATAGATTAATAGTTGGGTCTCCCGTTTCAAATACATATTTAACTTCTCATCTTCCTGAATTTCCAACACAGGCAATGTTATTGGGAGTAGATCAAACATATATATCAAAAGAGTACCCATGGACCAGTTCGGCAAATATACCAGAGAACAAGAAACCTAAATTAGAAGCGGGAAAAATAAAGGTTTATGATTACATGCCTACCAATATTTGGGTAGAATCAATGGGTGAAATAAAAGGTGAAAGCGGTGAAATAAATAAAGGTGATTCACACTCCCATACATCTTCTCAAAATTTTCATAATATGTTTTTAGCAACCGGGGGTATAAATCAGGGTTCAACAGTAAATCCTTTATCAGTTGATAAAGGATTGGGGATTTTTTATGCACCAAGTCCTTTAAATGGTAACATACCAGTTGGTCAAAGTATGACCATGGCGGCATCTTGTAAGTTTTTAGGTTTTAGTACAGATGATTCAGAACAGGCTCCTATTATCACTCTAGGTTCTTCTGGGACATATGGAAGATTTTCAATACAACCATTAAATTTTGACAATACCTACACAACCGGAGATTGGGATCTTATAGGTGTAACATTTCACGCAGCAGACGGTGGATACATTTATCCTCCGATACCCGGGATGAATGAAAAGTTTTATTCTTCTAATACAAAATTAGCAACTGAATTAGGAACCTTTTTAGCCTATAAAGGAGATACTAATTTTTATGTAGTTTCTAAATCTGGGAGTGTTATTAGTTTTTATGTAAATGGAAATCTTATAGGGTTTCACGATTACACCACCGAAGAAACAGCTCATGGACAAGAAACGTATGGAGACATTTCTTACACTGGTTGGGACGGTGGTAACGCCCCAGATTTATATTATTACTGCGGAAATCATTCTGGTATGGGAGGTATAGCATATACCCCCGTACAAAATACTTACGGCACAGTTAATTATAATGTTATAACAGAATTTAATACATATGGAAGTCCAGGTGGACTAAATTACGGTGTAACTTATTATTTTCATACGAATGGAGCCCCCGCGTACGGTAACACTTCCAATCCAATAATAGAACTTATAGCAGGTAAAACATACATATTCACAGCGACCAATGGTTCAAGCCAAACACCGCCACCTGATATTAGATTCTCAACAACAGAGGGTGGTACTCATGGCGGTGGCGTAGAATATACAACAGGTATAACAGTAGATACAGTTAATAATATAACAACCTTTGTAGTTCCTGAAAATATACCTCATTCTAAATTATATTACTATCCTTCAAACAATTCTTATTATGATAATTCTTATAATAAAGGAGAAGCGAATATTACAATTCCTGAACTTATACACCCTAGAACAACAACCAATTTAACAGTTACACATCAAAATATAGGAGGTAATAAATATTTTATAGATGGTCAACAGCAACCAAATCTTGAACTTTTAGAAGGTAATACATATGTATTTGATTGGTCTTCAAGTCCTACTCATCCATTTAGATTATCAACTACATCGGGTGGTACACACTCCGGGGGTGTAGAATATACAACGGGGGTAACAGTGGATACAGTAAATTATACTACTACTATACGCGTAGGAAATGCAAAATATTTAAACGCTGTTATAAATAATGCAGGGGTTTGGGATGGACCTCTTACACAAGCTGAGATAATAACAATGTACAAAAACAACGCAGAGCTTTCAACCTTGACCGATGGTGCAAATGCTACACTAATAAGTAATAATTATGCATCTGTTACATACAGGGATTCTAATTATGATACAGCACTTTATAATTCTATAAGATATGACGGTGATTTAACAACAACATGGGAACAACCCTGGCATAAATATGGCGGTATAGATTTTATTACGAATTATTTTTCAGTTAACGGAGGTTACGAACACGTAGACAGGGATTTAGTATATTCTGGACAAATTCCTTACAATGGTAATAAAGGAGAAGGTCTTGGGTGGTCTATTGCTGTCAGCGGGGATGGTAATACAATTGTATCAGGTGCACCTTATATGTCAACTATAGGTACTACATCTGCAATTCCAAGAAGAAGTTATAACGACGTGGGACGGGCATACATTTATAAAATTAAAAAATCTGATAAAACCATTCACTCTTTACCAAAAAGAAATACAGGTGAAAAACGAATAACATATGATGAGGTTTTTAAGTTAGTAAACGAAACCCAGATAAAATTAAACCATGACATTACCGATTTTGTTAATTTACCGGATGTGAAATCCAATTATTCCGGGTCTTTACATTGGACTAAACAATGGGACACAGTCCCTGATCAGGCCGTTTATCCTCCTAAGTTAGAGGATTTTATAAAACCGTATTGGGCTAAATCTAATCTAAAAACTAAAGTAAACAATCCTTTATCAAAAATAATAAAAAGAGTTCAATTTCAGATTGGTACTCAGGTTTGGCAAACATTGGAAAACGAAGATCTTAATGCTATACACGCAACAGAATTGTCTGAGAGTGCATATAAAAGTTTAAAATTACAATGTTCTGGTTTTGTTAGATCAGATGGTACTAGGGAAACAACTGGGGATTTAAAATGGATTCCCGGGAAAAAATATCAGGCTGTTATCCCCATCCCGGTTTTATCCGGTAATTCAAAACAACCCCAAGCCAATTATTCTGACCACTACGAAGAAAGTTATCTTAATTTCTTATCCAATGGACAGAGAATAAAAATAAAAGTTGAGTACGCTAAAGTTGATGATATATTCGATACATCTAATTTATATGCTTATCAAGGATATGAAGCCCCTATTTATACATTATATTCGTCTGATAAATCAGGAAGATACATAACGAATGTTCCTGAAATATGGAAACCTAATATAAAGTTGTATACATCTATGTATGGAGATTACATTTCTATTTCAGATGAAGAGAAAGCAAATATAAAAGCTATTCAGGAGATTGAAAGAATAAATAAGAGAGTTAAAGTGTCTCAAAATATAACATTTGATAAATTTCCAGATGTACTTCATAGGGAAATGTATTTAGATATTAAATTAGACACCTTTTCATTATATAGTTCTCATTTGATAATATCATTAGATTTCCCGGATATAACAAATAAAAATAAAATACCATATTTAAAAACAGCAGAGATCTTTCTAAATGGAACTACTCATTCTGGTAGAGTAGGATCTAATAGTTTGATATTGGGATCAAATTCTCTTGGTCTATATTCAAATGAATTTGGATTTGATAAACAGCAGTTAGATAAAATTTATTATGTATTTCCTCTGGGATCTAGAGCTTTTGGTGCATCTAGTATACCTCTCAATAGATTTGATGATATACTTTTACAGTTGTTCTTTACCATCAATAATGGAATACCAGATGAGGGAATCCCAATTCCTGAAAATTCTAGAATCAACATTACATGTAGAGGAGAGACTAGTATGTTTTATTATGACGGGGGTTCTTCTATAACACTATATTAATCCATTTAAAAACAATAAAATATATAAACTAATTATAATATGTCACAAAAAGAAACTTCAGGATATTATGCTGCAATAGAAACGTATAATGGAGAAGGTACTCAATCATTGATAGTGACTGACACAATTGATTCAAATTCTAGTTCTGTTTTCTGGAATAAAAACGACAAACAAAAACAGATGGTTCATGGACATAGTTTATCCGAATTAAGTATATCCGGTGTTTCTAAATCAGCTTCATGGGGAGGAGTTCAAAGTTTTACTATAGATAATGAAACAGATTGTATAGGAGACATTTACATTTGTTTAACAATGGAATTTGATACACCAGATACTTCGCTTGACGCAGATTTAAGTCCACAGACTATTACAACTTTACTACAAAAACCATCGTCTAGAGATGCACTAAAAGACCCTTCAAAACTTGAAAAGAAGGGGTGGTATAAAAG